CTATTCTTAATGAGTTTATACTTAAAGATCCTGAGAAACTAAACAGAAGAATTACAAGAGACGTAGACAGAGCAATAGATAATTACATTAGACAATCTGGATTAAAAGAATCTGGAGTAGATAAACCTCGCTATATAGAAGAGGAAAACAACGAGACATTATGTTATAGTGACCAATGTAAAGCACTCGCCCCACCTATGAGACTCTGTGCTCCCTGGGTTGACGACTGCCCATCAGGTATGTTAGACTAGGTAAATGGGCTCATAGTTAAATGGATATAACCCGATCCTTCTAAGATTGTGTTCTTGGTTCGATTCCAAGTGAGCCTGCCAGCGAGTGTGGTGTAGCGGTAACATGCGAGCCTTCCAAGCTCTTGTCACGGGTTCGATCCCCGTCACTCGCTTCCCAGAAAAATCTGGGTAGCTATAAATAAACATCTATACCCAACAAGGATTCCTGCCCGAATGGTGTAATTGGTAGCCACGCATGACTTAGGATCATGTGCCGTAAGGCGTGGAGGTTCAAGTCCTCTTTCGGGCACCTACTGGAGGTTTACATGTCACTTATTTCACAACGAGACCGAGAAGTTGCTATTAAAGCACTTGAAATGTATGCTGCTCAGGCGGAAACAACCGAGTATTATCTCGGAACACCACATCATTCTTCATCTGAAATTCATGCCCTTCTCAACTGGATTAGACTGGAGCATTTCAAATATGAAAATTAATCTCTGGTATTGTTCTCATATGAAACAATGGAGATGGGTATTAATTGATGATCATCGCCCAATCATTAAGCAAGAGTCTGGACAGCAACCATATTTAAAAGATGCAATGAATGACATTGCAAATACTGTGGAATATATGTTAGAATGCAATCAAAATGAATGATATTAAAAGTTTATTTAAAGAATCTAATAATTTTACTGCACATCCACTTTGCACTATAAATTTATATAAAATTCATATTAAAGAATGGAAAGAGCATAAAAATAAAATTCTTTCATTAATGTATTCTTGTTTTAATTCAACTAGAGAATATATAGATGATCCTTTAATTTCATATACTGATTATTTTAATAGTGTGCGAATGGAGTATGCAGAAGAGTTTATTCCAATTGTAAAACCTTATTTACAAAAATTTAATCCTGATTCAGTATATAAATTTAGGGGAATTAATGGAATTTGGGCTCAACGGTATTATGCTAATGATTTCCATGCACCGCACGATCATGGAACTCTAGGTTACTCCTGTGTGTTTTATGCAAAATTTGATCCTAAAGTTCATTCATCTACGATGTTTTTACCACCATTTTCTAATGCATACGGTAAAAGATGTCTAACTGATATGGAAAATATTATTGAAGGCGATTTGTTAATCTTTCCTAGTAATATAACTCATATGTCAACACCACATAAATCTGATATAGATAGAGTTATTATCTCTTTCAATTTGACATAATTTCATTCCCTCTTAGCACAGCGGTAGTTGCGTCTGACTGTTAATCAGAATGTCCCTGGTTCGATCCCAGGAGGGGGAGTTGCTACTTGCGCTGGAAAGATAAACCAGAATGCCGTAGCAAAAAGGCACTGTACTGATTCATGCTTTACAGTGTAACAGGGTGGCATTGTCACCCTCCTGGGAGATTGGCGCAGTGGTAGCGCAGCTGCTTTACACGCAGACGGTCGTTGGTTCAAATCCGACATTTCCCATTTGTTACATATATACTTTACTGAGTATAGTATGTAACATGTTAAAGATCAGATGTAAAGTATGTAATAAAGAATTAGAAAGTCATCCATCACAAACTAAGTGCTGTGGATGTCCAAACATGACTTCTATCTGTGGTGAAAAAATTAGTGCTGTAAATTTATCTGATGTGATAATTGTTAATCAGCACGAAAGAAGTAATAAAGGTTATTTAAAACCAGAAGATCTTGCATATCAAGAAGCAAGACGCCAACGCAAAGTAAAGCGTTTGGATTTTGAAGTTCGTTAAGGACTTTTTTGGAGAGTCAATCCGATTGGCGACGGAACCTGTCTTGAAAACAGTTGAGGTGTTAAAGCCCTTGGGCGTTCGATTCGCCCACTCTCCGTTTTAATATTTACTTAATGTAAGTTATGATTTACTAACAATAGTTGATGTTTGAACATCTTTAATTATTATATAGTTATATACGAAGTATCCTAATGGATCAACATTCCTACGAAAATTGGGTGAAGATTAAAGAGCTTTATGAAGCCTCAGGCAACACGAACAATGTGTTCTATAAGAGAGCATGTGAAATTGTAAAGACCAAAAAAGATCCTTTGGATCAATTGTTTAGAGGAAAAAATGAGTCACAGGATGGATCAAATAAAACCAGAACACTTAGTCACTCAGAAAGAGTGTCAGGAGATGATTGATGCTGCTATCCGCCGTCATAATCGTAACGCTTCTATCATCAGTATGTGTGTTGGCTGGGTGGTACTTGCGTTATTTGCTGAGGGACTCTTAAGACTTATTGGGATAATTCCGCCACTACTACCATGGTTAAACATTACCCTGAAATAATAGGGATTATTTTCTTATTAATTTTTGCTGCCACGATGTGTTATCATGGCACAATGATCTCTAGAGGTCATAACGGCTATAGGCACCCTGCGAGAGATGAACACGAATCGGAAAATATGCGTCGGAGGCTAGAAGAAATGTTAAAAGAAAAAATAAATGATCACTGAAGAAGATCTACAAGAACTTCAAGAAAGAGTTCTACAACAGAAGATGTCTGAGTTGTTTGAAGAACCATCCACCTACGAAGACGAAGATTATGGAAATGACAGAATTTATTGATTTTATTTCAAAAGAACTTTTGATTTCTGTTGTGTTTATTGGTGGGGTTGTGATAGGATATGTAAATGGTATAAAAGATTCTGGAGGTTTATGAGAAAACTCAACGATACATTACTTGGAATCACGGTAGCAATCATTGACTTTATCTACCGTGGATTACCAATACAAAGATTTTGGGTGCTTGAAACGATTGCAAGAGCACCATACTTTGCTTTTCTAAGTGTGCTACATCTTAGAGAAAGTTTAGGATTAAGAACAGAAGCACACTACTTTCTAATGAAAGAACACTTTGCACAGACAATCAATGAAACCGAACACCTTATCGAAATGGAGTCGCGTGGCGGAAGCGACCGCTGGTTTGATCGCTTTTTCGCTTATCATTTGGTTCTCATCTATTATTGGATTCTGGTGGTTTATTATTCTATTGCTCCCGTTTCTGCTTATCACTTAAACGCAGGCATTGAATATCATGCAACAGAGACCTACTTAAACTACCTCTGGGATCACCAGGAGGATACGAAAATAGGTGAGATAGCAGTTGATGAGATGAACCACTACATTGAGCTTACAAGGGCAATGGAGATGATTTCGTGAGTGAATTACCATGGGGCGTAATCATTATTCTTGGTGTTGGATTATCTGGCACCGCATATATCATTTATTACATATTAAAACTAGCAGCAGAGGAAATGAAAGATGATCAACCTCGCCATTAAATCAGCATTACTTTTTACATCAATGGGACTATTTGTTTACTGGGGTCTTCATAACGCTTATCCACAGTAAGTTTATGTTACTAGCAAAAGCACTTTTATTTGTTTCAATTCCGTTTGTTTTAACAACACTCTACTTCGGCACAAAAGGAGGATACTATGACTCCAAAGACTATAAGGGAAATGGAACCGCACACTAGGCAGCGGTATCAATTTGCTACTTCTGCTTTTGTGAGAATGTGGGGACGCAATTCAATGAATGATTATCGTATCGTTGATTTTTGTGTAGAATGGGCATACAGAGAAGAGAACGCACCTTTGAGTTGTCTTAACGAAGTAGATCAATACTTTTATCACGAATTTAAAACTTGGAGAGGATATTGATGGGACACTTTGCAAGGTGGATAATGGAGAACCCTTATACTCTAGGATTTCTTGGGTATATTTTGATTGTCTTACCGATTATGGGCATTTGGGCAATACATAAATATGACTGGCAACACTGGGCTCCTCTTGACAAGTGGTTCAAGAAGTAGTATAATAAGTAAATAAAATCACGGGGCGTAGTTCAGCGGTAGAATGCTGGTTTTGGGAACCAGAGGTCACAGGTTCGATCCCTGTCGCCCCGACCTTTATTTTTTATAAATAAAATCAAATTTCAATGGAATCAATGACTGAGATTACAATTGAAGAACTCCAAGAATACTTTGAAGATTACATCGGTAGAGTGGAAGAAGGAGAAATGTTTTTAGTTAAAAGTTCTTATGGCGACATTGTGCTTATGCCCGCCGAAGAATACGAGGATATTATACGAATATGCAACGGTTTGACTGACTGATCTTATAATGGGACTGTCGCCTATTGGTTAAGGCCCACTGCTTATAACGGTGTGAACGGAGTTCAATTCTCTGCAGTCCTACTTGGGCTTCAAGCCCACTTGACAATCTTTTAGATTCATCTTATAATATCTCTGTAGTTTATCCAAAACAATGTCAGTAACAGTTAAATTCAAAAAAGATATTGATACTCTCAAGTCTGCAGCTAGTGGTGAAATTTATTTGGATGTAAAAAATCCAAAACTTTATAAAAAACTAGTTCGTTATTATAACAACGAAGGTGTACAATTTTCTGGTGATGTAGCGGATGATTACGAAATTCTTCTAGATCAGTTGTATATTGATCTTACTTCAGAAGGAGTGATGGAGACACTTTAAAAATCCTGGTGGAGTCATCCCCAATATGCCCGTGATGGAGACACGTTAAAAACCCTGGTCGGGAACCCCCCTTCTACACACAACACAAACACACAGGAGTAAACAGATGACACCTTACGAACTTCGCTTTCAAATTTTTCAACAAGCACAAGGTCTTGCTGAAGCACAATTCCACGCAGAATTTGAAATTATTGAACGTTGGAATGAAAATAATACAGCCAAAAGGATCTACCCAAAGTTCCCTTCTTTGAATGTAGTGCTTGAGAAAGCGAATATCATCAACAACTTTGTTTCCGATACAAAGTAGGTTTCCAATTTCCTAAAAAAATTGGTGGTGCGGATGGGACTCTCTCCCGCCGAGTTTCCAATTTTCTCGTAATCAAAATTGGTGGCGAGCCTGAGTTACTGGGGAGGTTGACAACAACCTCCTTTTTTTGTATAATATAAAATATTAACTTACTATCATGATAGGATTTAATGCGCTAGGTCAATTAGGAAGACTTGGAAATCAAATGTTTCAATTTGCTTCCTTAAAAGGAATTGCTAGAAACAATGGGTATGAATATTGTTTTCCACCATCACAAAGAAAAAATCAATGGACTGATCATCAGTTGTTTGATCCATTTAAATTAAAACAAACAACGCCATTAAATGTTCAATATATTGATCCTGATCGTCCTACCATATCAGAAGCTAGTTTTTCTTTTGACGAAAAGTTATTTAATACTTGTCCAGATTGGGTATCATTACAAGGATTTTTTCAATCAGAAAAATATTTCAAACATATTGAAGATGAAGTGAGACAAGACTTTGTTTTTAGAGATGAGATTCTTGAACCAGCAATGAAAACAATGTCTTATTGGAAAACACCTTTAGCGATTCATATTCGTAGAACAGATTATACAACGAATCCAAATCATACTGTACTTCCTATTGAATATTATGCTAAAGCTTTAAAAATGTTTGACAGTGATCGTGAGGTTATTATTTTTTCTGATGATCCTATATGGTGCTTAGAGCATCCTCTATTTGAAAGTGATAGATTTATGGTTTCCCAAACTGGAAATAATTATATGGATCTGTGCCTCATGACATTGTGCAAAGATCATATTATTGCTAATAGTTCATTTAGTTGGTGGGGTGCATGGTTAGCCAAAGGTAATCAAGTAATTGCGCCGAAGGGTTGGTTTGATGGGTCAAGTAATTCTCACCTAGATACTACAGATTTAATTCCACATAATTGGGAGCTGATTTGATGAAAGTCGCAGTTAGTTTTATTGGTACAGGAAAGTATCTTAATTTCCTTCCAGGATGGTATGAAAAGGTAACAGAAAATTTTCTACCAGAATGTGAAAAAACATTTTTAGTTTTTACAGATGGAGAGGGTGATTTCCCAGAAGATATTAAAGTATATAAACAAGAACATTTAGATTGGCCCAACATTACGCTTCAGAGATTTGACATCATTTTGAAAGCTAGAGAAGAAATTCTTAAAAATGATTGGTATGTTTTTCTAGATGCCGATTTAATTCCAGTAACTAAAATCACCGCAGAACAATTTTTTGATGAATCTAAACCTTATTTTGGTGTGCATCATCCCTGTCATTTTCTTGGAATGCCTCCTCATAATCAATCGCCTGGTGCCTTTGATGTAAATCCATTATCAACCGCAGGTCTTGAGGATGGTGATGATATGTCAGTTTATTATCAAGGATGTTTGTGGGGTGGAAAAACCGAAGAGATTGTATCTGTAATGAGTTATCTCCGAGGAAACGTAAATAAAGATTATGAAAATAATGTAATTGCAAAGTGGCATGATGAAAGTCATTTAAATAAATTCTTTGCACAAAATCAAGATAAAGTTAATACCCTACATCCTGAGTATGCATACCCAGAAGTCTTTGCTGGGTATTGCGAATTTGAACCAAAGATGGTACACTTAGCAAAAGATAACAGTAAGTATCATGTCTAAAATTGCATTACTATATTCTGGTCAACCCAGACACCTTAAAGAATGTAGTTCAAATCATTTTGAAACATTCTATAAAGCAAATCCAGATTCTGAAATTGATGTATTCGCTCACATCTGGTATGATGATAAGTGGATTGGTAATTACTTCTGGGATCAATATAAGGATCGTGGAAAGTGGGAAGCTGATTTAAAAGAATACATGGTC